GTTCCACTTTTCGCTTTCGTTCCACTTTTCGCTTTAGTCCGTTTTTTACTTTTTCGTACGCTTCTTATCAAATAATGATCGGGTATAAACTTAAGTGTATAGATAAAATCGTCTTTACCCATTTGACAATGATCTGCACTTACTGCTTGTGGATTAGAAGTGAGCATTTGTAAAGAAGTGATTGTCAAACATCGCTTTTCTGTTTTTGATAAATGAAAGAGACGATGTTTTGATTTATAAGCACTTTTTATCTCGCTTAGAGGTAAAAGACCACCAAAAAAACCAAGAGAACGTAGAGCAAGAAAAGGATTTTTCTTTTTTATATTTTCCAATCTAGGTACTAGGGTAGTATCCACTTTTTTACATTCATATTTAATATTTGAAAAATCTTTCTTTAGTTCTTCCATCTTATCTTTGGTAAATGCTAAACAAAGCATATTCGGTATCCAAAAATAAAAGGAATCTTCTTTTGAATTCATATGTTCTAACAATGGGGTTTCTTCGCCACTTATCCAATCCATGACAGGTATAGGCTCTTTAATTTTCTTCCAATGATACTTTTCAATAGTTGTCGGTAGAATATCTTTGTCATGATACACAATGGAAGGATGAATCAGTTGAGTGTTGGATGATGAACTTGTTGAATGAAAAGGAGATTGTATAAGGGAAGAGTTGGCAGAGAGAATAACAATCATTTCATTTGGATTTGGTCTCCATGTCAGTATAACCATATTAGATGAATAGGCAAAAAAATAAATATAAAAAGTGCCCATCACTGCAAAATGATTAAGAGATGAGATTAGACCACACACAACTGGTTGGAGTAAATATGGACGGGAGATTTCAGTCAATCCTTCATATCTATGGCCTTCCCAAAGTTGCATTTTATGATCATTTTTATTGTCATCTCTATACAGAACCAATGTTTCTTGAGTTAAACACATTGTGAATGTCAACATAGTCCTACTTGTCTTCTGTTCTTCTTGTATATGCCGTTTGCTAAAACTACGATGGGTATCTTCGGAGGGAAAAAAAGTAACAAACGTGACATCTGAACTAGAACCTATAACTATTTCTAATGAATTTGGTTTAAATAAGCATTGACATATTAATAATTCTTCATCCAACTGGATTTCTTGGATCCTCTCTTTGATATCAGTGTCAAAAACAGTTAGAACATTGTCTTCATTGATATAAACTAAATATTTTCCATTTTCAGACAATGCTACACATTCAACCACAACATCAATGATATAACTTTCATTATTATATTCTACAACTATGGACTCATATTCTTGATACACAATGATTGGATGTGTATTTTTAAAGGCTACTGCGAAAGATTTTAGAAAAGGATGAACTAAATAATTAAAATGTTCGATTCGTTTTAGATCAGGGTCCCATATACAGATATAATTATCACCAATGGTAACAAGAACTGTTTCTGTACAATAAAGTAGTCTAACTGGTTCTATTTGTTCGCTCTGTTGTTCCATCACCCGACTTGTTTGATTTTCTAAATCCCAAACACGAATGGGATAAAAACGAACATCATTATATTGATAGGCTACCACTAGAAATGAGTCATTTATAAAACCAAAAGCGGTAATAGAAGGTAATTCAGAAGGATCACCTTCTACAATATGATTCGCTTGCCATTCCATTCTTTTCTATACTATTAGAAAATAAAGTTAAAAGGAGAAAATCTCTAGTTCTCTTAGTTAAACAGTTGGAAAATATTCCCAATCCAGATAATTACATACTTTTTTCCAAATCATATCTTGTTCTAATTGTTTAATACGATCTTTCATCATAGGTATGAATGGCAAGTATTGTTTCTGGTCTAATAAAACACATAATTGACACAAAATATACGTATAATTAAAAAAGTTTGTTCTTGTGATGGGACAAAAGATAGCCCATGGTTGTTGAATTTCTATAAATAGAACACATAATGTTTCAATTAATTCTTCGTCCATAATAGGTGGTTTAATACCCAAAATAGAATTAATATATTGAATATGTTCAAAATATTTATTATACCCCAATATACTTAAAATATTTCGCATTTCGTTATAATTCATTTCTGATATTTTCTTACGTTCTTTAATAATTCGTTGTTTTACTGTTTCTAGAACTTCTTCTGGGATTTTCGTGGTTTCTTTTGCTTGAAATTGAGATAAAATTTCTTTGAAATGATTTAAACGAATATAAGCGGTATAAGATACTTCATTTGGCATTTCTTTATTCAATGGTTTCTGATTATCTACAATATGTACCATAAATTTTCCACATTGAATATTATTACAAATTAATATTCCTTCTTCTTCCAAAGGGATAAGTTCCCCTTGATTGCACAAGAGACAAGTATCTGAATCAATTAAATAATCTTGTAGTTGATAAATATCATTTCCGACATTTTTCCAATATTGATGATATATTTGTTTGGATGATTTATATTTTTCATTATTCAAATTAGAACTTTCTTCATTTAATCCTTTAATACGAAAAAATTTATTAATGGTAATAATATCTTTAATATTTTCTCCACTGGATATTTTTTGTTTTTCTTCATAATAATGAAATATATATTTGGAATTGTCTAATAAATATTTTTTCTTTTGATTTTTTAATTGAGATAATTGTTTTTTCATTTCTTTCCATTTATCAATCAGTTCATAATATTCTTCACTATGTTTATTTTCTGTATTCTTAATACGAGAATAGAAAACAGATAGTTCCTCATGTAACTTTGGAATGGTTTCTTTTTCTATAACATGAAAAATATTTACCATATCTTGATGTTTTTCATCTATAGATAAATTTTTATCTTTCTTTTTTTCATTCATTTTTATATAAGAAAAAAGAAAAAAGTTTATATTCATTCCTTTCATTCAATTATATTTTTATTTTTAGCTTTCTACTAGAAAAAAAGAAATAGAGTATTTTTCTTATTCTGATTCTTGATATACTTTATTCTTTCTTTCCTTTTTTCTACATAGAATGTAACTTTGTAAAAAAATATCTTTCAAAAATTAAAATCTTTAGGGATAATATACAGAACCGAAATGGCAGGAGCATTGATGCAAATCGTCGCCTATGGCGCACAAGACTTATTCCTTACTGGAACCCCCGAGATTACTTACTGGAAAGTGTCATATAGACGTCATACCAACTTTGCCATGGAAAGTATTGAACAAACTTTCCAAGGACAAGCTGACTTTGGACGTAGAGTTAGTGCCATTCTATCCAGAAATGGTGATTTGGCTTACCGAACTTATTTACAAGTTACTCTACCTGAAATTAACCAGAGTATGAAGAATACTGGAACATTTGGTGTATATGCTCGTTGGTTGGATTATATTGGTGAGCAATTGGTTGCCTGTGTGGAAGTGGAGATTGGAGGTCAGAGAATTGACCGTCAATATGGTGACTGGATGCATATCTGGAACCAGCTTACTATGACCTCAGAACAACAGAAGGGATACTTCAAGATGATTGGTCATACTACTCAGTTGACTTATATCACAGATCCTTCTTTTGCCAATGTTGCTGGACCTTGTGCTGCTTCTGGAGGACCTTCTCAGGTTTGTGCCCCTAGAAATGCTCTCCCAGAAACTACCCTTTACATTCCTCTTCAATTCTGGTTTACAAAGAACCCTGGTTTGGCTCTTCCTTTGATTGCTCTTCAGTATCACGAGGTGAAGATCAACTTGGATATTCGTCCTCTAGGAGAATGTTTGTGGGCAGTGTCTTCGCTTGATAACTCTACTGGAAGTACGGTCAGTGTTAGTTCCGCTTATCAACAATCATTGGTGGCTGCATCTCTTTACATTGATTATATTTTCTTGGATACCGATGAGAGACGAAAGATGGCACAGAATCCTCACGAGTATTTGATTGAACAACTTCAATTCACTGGTGATGAATCTGTTGGATCTTCTTCTAACAAGATTAAGCTCAACTTCAACCATCCTTGCAAGGAACTTATCTGGGTGGTTCAGCCTGATGCCAACGTTGATTACTGTTCCTCATTGGAGGGTGGTGCTACCTTGTACAAGACCCTTGGTGCTCAGCCCTTTAACTACACAGATGCCATTGATGCTCTTCCAAATGCAATTCATGCTTTCGGTGCACCAGATGCTACTTCTGGAACGAATGCATTTATTGCTACCAATGGTCTTTTCCAGATGCCTGGTTCTGTTGATATTGCTGTCGTGGCCAGCGATACCCCCTCAAACGGTCAAACGAACATTTGGCAATCGTATGGAACCACTAATTCAGATGTTCCATTTTACTCTCAAAACGGCACCCCCACTTCAGCTATCGCATCTGGTGTTTCTGATGCAGGAACCTTTGTTTTGGCTGAGACTGCTTTGGATATGCACTGCTGGGGTGAGAACCCAGTGGTTACTGCCAAACTTCAACTCAATGGACAGGACCGTTTCTCAGAACGTGAAGGATCTTACTTTGATGTTCTCCAGCCCTTCCAGCACCATACTCGTGCTCCTGATACAGGTATTAACGTTTACTCGTTTGCTCTCCGACCTGAGGAACATCAGCCATCTGGATCATGTAACTTCTCACGTATTGATAATGCCGTTCTTCAATTGGTTCTATCCTCTGGTGCGGTTGCAAATACCTCTACCTCTAAGGTCCGGGTATATGCTGTTAACTACAACGTACTGAGAGTTATGTCGGGTATGGCTGGAATTGCATATAGTAACATTTCGTGTATTGTATCTGACATGGAGGATCTTGCGTGGGCATAATGGGCATAAATTAAAATTCACACCAACAAAATATAAAAAAGCAATGATTCAAAAAATGGTATTTTTTTTTATTTTTTTTTATTTTTTCAGAAAAACAAAAATAAGTAAAACCGCACAAAAAATATAAAAACTTCATACTATAAAAATATATTATGAATACCAAAATGACACCAGTACAAAAGATAAACATTCAAGAGAATTGTGGTGAATTGACTTTTCAGGATCAACAATACTTGGTTGATTTTGAAGTTATGAATAGTTCAGAATTGAGAGATAAAATAAGAGTGAAATATGAACTTCCTATAAGTGAAAATTTGTACTATGATGTTCTTTTCTTGTCACAAAAAAATCTTTTATGATAAAAATAAAATAAAAAAATTAACTATTATAATACTTATATGCTCATTTTTCATCCGGAAGTACATTCTTCTGAATATAACAAAAAAATAAACACCTTAAAAGAAAAGGCAAAAAAAGGTGAACTTCTTTTATTACTTGAATGCAAACAATATTCAGGAAACGATTCAAATATATATGGTTTTGAATCATTAGAAATATACTATAAAGAATGTATTTTATGTAGTATTTATCAAATGTCGCATGTACCCTATAAAACATTGAAAGAAGGTGGAACTCATTCTATTTCTGTTTTTTTATTTTTTATGTGTTGTATA